ACAAAACGCTGAAAAACCCTAAAAAGTACCTGACTTTTTGGCAGGTGCCTGACATACTGTCATGCGGTGTCTCATTATGATACAGTCTAGCTATCCGAGTCGTAGACGTCAACTAGGTCAGCAGAGAACCCCTTGCGTACCTTACCACCGATGGTGATCTTCAGTTCCAGTTCGTATCCGTTGCCCGTTGCCATCGCTTCGGTCTGTGCTGTGGTGTAAGGCACTGCCACCTTGCCCGCTCGCCAGTCAGCATCACCGCTGTCAACGCATGTGATAACGTCGCCGTTGTTGGTCGTGTTTGATCTCGACCTGTCCTTGAGTACGGCGAGCACCTCTGTTGCTGCACTGATATCACGACTGTCGCCGATGTTTACCAGTGCAATCAAAGTCTTGTCTTCACCTCTAATGATATTGTCAGCCATTACTAGCAATCCTTAATGTCAACTGTGATGTCCTCGTTGTCGTCCTCAACCATCGTGATTGTGAACGGTTCTGTGTTCCCGTCTGGAATGCTCACCGTTAGTGGTGCTGCACTCAGCCCATCAGATGACGGTTGCACCGTCTCATGGTAGGTGAGCGTTTCCCACTCATTGCCCACGGCGTCGATGAATATAACCGTGAAGTGACCCTCACCAACCTCATCAGCGGTTAGGTTCACTTCAACGATGCCACTGTCAGCAGGTGTCACGGTGGGGGTGTTTGTCAATTGTGCTAATGCCCCGCCGTCAGTTGAAACCCGAACATCCGCACGCCCTAGCGTTGGGTCTGTCAGCAACTCACCGCCATCCTGAGCAAACAGACTGACGGTGAAAGTGTATGGCCTGCCCGATACTGAACCCGTTCCCATTGTGTTACCGTCCGTTCTTGATTCGCTTCCCTGCAGTCCGTTTATTGTCCATGTGGCATTATCTGAATCGACAATATCCAAACCCCATGTCGCCGATTCGTGAATGTTTATTGTTGTCAATATCCTGCCATCGCCGTATGAACCTGTATCGCGGACGATTTTCGGCTTTACGTCTTGGCTGTCATCGTAACGCAGATTGGTCACGCTGAAATTGCCATTCTGTACGCCCGTCTCGGTGCCGTCCCCCGTCAGTGTGAATACAACGGGAACTTGTGTCAGATAGCAGTTGTCCACGTTGCACAACCCACCGCCCTCAACCTTAAACACAGTATCGCATCGGTAAAAGATGCAACCAGATACGCCGTAGTTTACATTCTGACTGCTTGTCGTCTCAATGCACGCATCGCACGCATTGAACTGGCAATCTCGGAATCTAGAGTCAGCAGCGTTACCATTGTAAACACCGCCGAATAAAACCCCAGAGTTCGCACCGTGAAAACTAACGCGATTGAACTGGCAAAGGCCAGTGCCCCAACCGCTTTTGGGGTCAATGTGTACCCTGCCGTCAAGTAGTTGGATATCCTGAAACACGCCATGCCGAATATGGCCTGTGATCATTGGCTCGCCTGGCGTGCCAGTCCAGTACAGGCGAGTTACTTGATAATCGTTGGCGGTTTCAGTGGTGGCGTATGACTGCCCAGCACCCTGTAAGCGGATGCCGTTGACATTGCCCGTGCCGAAATCAATGGTAGTAGATACCGAGAAATTACCAGCGGGCAAGACCAAAATGCCGTCGCTGATAAAATCCGATATCTGCTGTGCTGTCAGTGGGGTGGTTGCCATGCTTAGCCTACTGGTAAAATGCCGACCTGCACTGAAGTATTGGGACCAGTGCCCCTAATAATCGCACGCACGTTGGCGTCTGGGAATCGGAACGAGACGAAAGATGGCATTTCAACAACCAGACCTGCGTCTGCGTTGTTAAACGTGCCGAAAACGTCGCCCTGAATAATTACCTTAGCACCATCGAAAACACCTTGGCAAACTAGGATGTAGTCACCTGCTGTGATTGCATCGCCGCCGCTAGTGGTGTCGGTTGTTGCTGCACCGCCGAATAAATTGTCTAATGCCATCTTCTTACCTTTTTAGTTTTGGTTATCGTTCTTTTACTGACCAGCTAGAATCGACTTCTAGCGTGCAATCGTCGTCATCTAGCAAGTTGGCAATCTGCCAGAAAACCACATCGTCTTGGTTCATGATGATATTTGCTTGCCCGCTCCAGTATCCCACATCACGCCCGCCCTGTAGTGAGTTAACTACACGGGTTTGTGCTGTGAGAATGTCAGGGGTTCCCACGCCACCATTTAATCGTAGCAGGAATATCTCATAATTGTCGTTGGCCTTTCCCTCGATTACGAAGGACCAGTTTACATTATATTCCCTAGGATTGATACCCAAGTGCCTCAACTGACCATTGGCAGGGCTGTCGAAGTGCTCAAGGCCATCCGCTGCGAAAGTCCCCGCGATATCAACCGCCTCGCCTTGCGTGACAATGCTTGTGACCGATTCGCTGGTATTGTTCAAAGAACCGCCAACAAATGTGTTGGGGATGCCAATATTGTCACTCCATGCACATGGAAGATCTCCAGGTGATAGGTTCGGAAATATATTCGAGTCACTTGGGTTGAAACCACCGTCCCGACTGAAGATTGCCCCCTTAACCTGTATGGTGGACGGGTTGGGGAACTCTACAGGGCTGAAATCGCAAAACGGTGCGAGCGTTGGCAAGTCGCAATTGATGTCAGTTAAAAACCTGCTATTCATCTGAAACAGCGTGCCAGACTTGAATAGTGGTGCCGTCATCGTGCCACTTAGTGAGCGGACAATTGATGTCGTGATCCGAAAACCGCCACTCCACAACCCGTGAAGCGTCAAGGATGGCGAACCGCCGAAACGTACTGACCCATCTTCCAGCCCCTGCCTGTAGTCGTAGACATCACCCAACGAACTACAGTTGAGATACTTGATCCGCGAGAACTCAAACGCACTGGAGCCTGTTGCGTCGTAAAGTTCGTAAACCTTGCTACCAGCACCAGTGACCGATATGTAAAAATCAGCACCGAGCATATTCCCAGAACCGATTGGTATCGACTCAGAAACGAACATGGTGTAATTGTCCTCACTCGACACCAACCCCGACAAGTCAAAGGACTCGCCACGAATCGATATCCCAGTTGGCGGAACAACTATCTGAGTCGTCCCCATGTCGATGATGCCGTCGATGTGGTAAAGCTTGGTGCTGTCGATAGTGCCAAAATCTGACGCCTGTTTAACAATCACTACGCTGTCCAGCAATCGTGATTCGGCGTCATTGGCGTTGCCGTTCAGTTTTGAACGAACGTCAAACAGCCCCTCGCCGTTATTAAATGTCTGCTGTGCCATGTTTTAATCTTCCCATGTTTCTGAATCGTTCCATGTTTCCGAGTCGTCCCACACGTTGGGAGCTGCGACCGTGCCTGCGTCAAGAATACTTACGCTAACGCTGGTGCCTGGTCCAGCGTTAAGCAGAGTCGCTTTGATTGTGCTTTCGCACATTGTAAACGCCCTGAAAGATGGCATGTCTGTTTTCAGTCCTTTGATTTGCGACCACAACGGGAAAAACACCCTGCCAGATATCACGACCTCCGCACCGTCAAACACCCCCTGTACTACCATCACGTAATTGCCCTTGGGCAGTGCGTGTGGCAGGCTCTCGCCGCTAGTTGTTCGTGGTCCGTCGAATAGGTCGTTAAGTGCCATGCCCTATACTTCCTCTTCTGTTGGTGGGAACCATCCAGCAGCATCAGCCTGATCCTTGGTTAATACGTAGTTATCCCATGCTGCTGGCACAAAATCCAAAACTGAAACCGACTCGCCTAGGCTATCTAAGACTTGCTGACGAATGCCGTCTGCGTCTTCCTGAGTCATTGCACCATCAGCCACGAAGATATTCAACAGATAGTCAAGCTCTTCGCCTGTCGCTTCTGGGTCAATGGGTACAGTCTGGTTCTCGTCTAACGCCAATGCAGCATAACCGTTTTCTGGGTGCGTGTGCTTAACTGCTAGGTACTTGGTTGTATTGCCTGCCGCTCTCGCCGCAGGACATAACAACCGCATCAGACTCATATTGAAATCATCCGCCAAAAGCGGGTTGCACATTAGATACAGTTTGCTCATTAATAAATCCCGTAATGGTCGTTGATGTTTGTTTCAATACCTGTGCGATTTGCCGATTGATCGGAAGGGTAGATGATGATCTCTTGGATGTTGCCGTCGTAGTTAGTATCTGGTTGTGCTGGAGTTGCACCGACAAACCAATCGTCGACTGTCGA